CAGTAGTAAATGGTAATTATATTTTTTCAATACCAGAAGATATTATAACTCCAGTTAATACTGATGGAATTGCTATATTTGATAATTTGCCCATATACGAAGGTCAATATTTAACAAGCACATTTGTTGTAGATACATCTCAAACTAATCAAAGATTTATCTTACCTAATATTAACATTGATACTACTTCTATACGAGTTAGTGTAACTAATGCTGTAACTGAAGTTTACTCATTATATGATACACTATTGGGTATTGGAAAAGATATTAGATTCTTTTTTGTCCAAGAAGTTGAAGATGCTAAATATGAAATTAGATTCGGAGATAATATCATTGGCAAAAAACCAACAAATGGCAGTACAATAGAAGTTAGTTATATTGTTACTAGTGGGCCTTCAGGTAATGGAGCTTCAAATTTTACATTTTCTGGTAGATTAAAAGATAATAATCTTTTTGATGTTACTTCAGGTATTTCTTTACTTACAACCCAATCAAAATCTGAAAGTGGAGATGATATAGAATCTATAGATTCTATTAAATATTTTTCTCCAAAAGTATTTGCTTCTCAAAATCGTGCAGTAACATCAAATGATTACAAAGCTCTTATTCCGTACATTTATCCAAATATTGAGTCTGTAAATGCATATGGAGGCGATGAATTAGATCCCCCAGAATATGGAAAAGTTTTTATATCTATAAAACCAAGAAACGGAACATTTTTATCTGAAATTACAAAACAAACAATTTTAAATACTATTAAAAAATATTCAATAGCTGGAATTAGACCAGAAATTATTGACCTATCATATCTTTATATTGAATTGGATACATCTGTATACTATAATGCAAATTTATCAAGTAATCCAGAAATCGTAAAAACAAAAGTAGTTGACACTTTGACTGAGTATGGCAATTCTAAAGATGTTAATAGTTTTGGTGGAAGATTTAAATATAGTAAAATTGTTGGATTGATAGATGATTGTAATAAATCAATTACATCTAATATTACAAAAGTAAAGATGCGAAGAGATTTAATTCCTGAATTAAATACATTTGCAACTTATGAAATATGTTTTGGAAATAGAATACATACTAGGGATGGTGGATATTCTGTAAAATCAACCGGATTCTTGATTAATGGAGTTTCTGATGTTATTTACATGTCAGATGCTCCATCAAAAGACAATAAAACTGGAATTATATTTTTCTTCAAATTAGAAAATAATTTGCCAGTCATTGTTAAAAATGATGCAGGAACTATTGATTATGTAAAAGGCGATATTAGATTGGATGTTGTAAATATCCTATCATCAAGATTGACCAATGGATTTGTAGAGGTTCAAGCAATCCCCGAATCAAATGATGTTATAGGTCTACAAGATTTATATTTGCAATTAGATGTTAAAAATTCTGTGGTAAATATTGTAGAAGATGTTGTTAGTTCTGGTGAAAACTCTTCTGCAACTCAATATGTAGCTACATCTAGTTATTTAAACGGAAAGTATACAAGATAAAATGTCAGAAATTAAAAGAGTAACAATTAGTTCACTTATAGAATCTCAAATTCCAGAATTTTTATCTGATGAATCTCCCCTTCTTGTAGATTTTCTTACTCAGTATTATAAATCGTTAGAATATCAATCTGGATCTATTGATATTATTTCTAATATTACTAAGTATAAAAACAGCAAAAAGTTTAATAATATAGATTTAATAGAAAAAACAACTTTAACTTCTAATATTTTAACTTTTGATCAAACTATAAATGTAACATCAACTAAAGGTTGGCCTGATACATATGGACTTTTAAAAATAAATGATGAAATTATCACATACACTTCAAAAACTAATACCTCATTTGAAGGTTGCATTAGAGGATTTAGTGGAATTGAAAATTTAAAAGCTTTAGATAATCCTGAATTTGCAATATTTTCATCTACTCAATCTTCAGAACATAGTTCTGGATCCTCTGTTAAAAATTTAAGTAATTTATTTTTAATAGAATTTTTTGAAAAATTTAAATATGAATTTTTGCCTGGATTTGAATCCAGAGATTTCTATAAAGATTTATCTATAGAAAATATATCATACAAAATTAAAGATTTATATTCATCCAAAGGAACTGATCAATCGTATAAACTTTTATTTAAAATTTTATATGGTTCTGATATTGAAATTATTAAACCACAAGAATTTACATTAACTCCATCATCGAACTCATACTTTATAACAAAAAATATTCTTGTAGAAAAAATTTCTGGTGGTAATCCAATAGACATTAAGGGTAATTTCTTATTTCAAGAAATTGCAGGTATCGGTACAGTAAGCGCTTCTATATTTAATGTTGAGTATAGACCAGTATCCGATAAAAACTTTTATGAAATTTCTTTAGATAGCACATCTTTCACAGGAAAGTTTCAAGCTTCTGGTAAGACAAGAATATTGGAAGATGTTGCAGTTAATTCTAATAATATTATAGTTGATTCTACTGTAGGATTTGCTAATTCTGGGTCACTTTTAGTAAAACCAAAAAATTCTGATTTCATTACAATTAATTACTCTGGAAAAACTATTAATCAATTTACTGGAGTTACTAATGTATCGAAACCTCTTGATTTTGGATTGGATTTAGTAGAATCAAAATTTGCATTTAGTTATGTTGGATTAGGAAATACATCTAAAGTTCAATTTAGAGTAGTTAATGTTATTGATAGTATTGATTTTTCTAAAACATCAAATCTAAGAGTCGGAGATACGATATCTCTATCAGGTTTTGGTAGAGATTTATTTAATAGATTTGAATTTAATAGTTGGATTTATAATATTCCTACAAATCATAATATTAATATTATATCTCAAGTTGATGCAACTAAGTATAGAATAGAACTTTTTGATAAAATTTATTTTTATGCGGGTGAACAAATTTTACTAGTAAATTCGACTGGACAAACTTTTCCGGTTAATATTGTTTCTGTTGAATATTCGCCGTCAGACATAGTTAAAAAATATAGCCAAAAAATTGTAGTTCAAATAACAACTTCTGGATCTTTTAATATTTTAAGTGCTATCAAAATAAGAAAAAAAATCTATAAAGCAAATCATTTTAGTAATTATTTTAATAATCTAAATTTGATACCAACATCAGTTCAAAATACATATATTGATTCAAATGAAGAATACTTTTATGTAACCTCTTCAGGATTACCAAATTATACTATTTTTTCTACTGATAATAAAAAATCTTTATCAACTAATGTTGGAATTTCTAAGACTGATGTTTTTAATGTTACTGATCATAATTATTTAAGTGGAGAAGTAGTCTATTATCAACCTCAACAAGTATCAGGAATACAAACAGGAATTTATTTTGTTACTAAAGTTGATAATAATAAATTAAAATTTTCTTACAGTAGATCTGATGTTTTTTCAAAAAAATATATAACAACTACTATACCAATAACTAATGATATTTTATATAAAAGTGGGTATGAAAATAAAACCTTAAAACATCAAAAGTTATTAAAAAAATTTCCTTTTAATCAGATAAAATCTTCTTTTGATGATTTAAATAAAAGAACTACTTTTAATAGAGAAATCGGTCTTTTAAATAATGGAGTTCAATTACTTTCTCCAACATTATTTGACGAAAACATTTATTATGGAGCTATAACTTCGATTAATGTTACCAATGAAGGGCAAGACTATGATGTAATTGATGTTCCACCCATAGAAATAAAAGATGAAACTGGATCTGGGTGTAAAGCACATGTAAATCTTTCTGGAACAGTTAGAGAGATTAAAATATTAAACGCTGGATATGGATATCAAGAAAAACCAAAAATTACTATTGTTGGTGGAAACGGTAAAGGTTGTGTATTAGAATCGAATCTCGTCAGCACACAAGTTTCCGTAGGATTTAAAGCGGATTTGAATGTAGCTCCGGCAGACAATACCATACAGTTTTTAACAACTATTCCTTTTGAAGATGGTGAACAGGTAGTCTATGATTCAAATAATAATAGTAATATTTTAGGAATTGTTAATAGTTCAACATATTTTGTTGGAATTTTAACGGATAATAAAATTAAATTATTTAATAATAAAATAGATGCTCTCCAAAAAATAAATGAAATAGATATTGTTGGAGTCTCCTCTGGATTCCATTTTATAAGAACTTTAAAAAATAAAAATACTTTTACAAAGATTTATGTAAAAGATCCTGGAGAAGGATATTCAAATAGAAAAATAAAAGTTCCATCTGTACTTTCAGCCGATAATAGAACTTTAGGTATTAATACTTTTGATTCTTATATTTTTGCAAAAAATCATGGATTTTCTAACGGAGAGGTTGTAATATACAGTTCTACCGACACTGCGATAAGCGGACTATCATCCGTTTCATACTACAAAGTTAAAGTCATAGATAATAATAAATTTAGACTTTATAATTCTGGAGTTAGCACTTCTTTAAGCGATGAAAATTATATAAAAAATAAATTTGTTAAATTCAACTCTTTAGGAATTGGAACTCATATTATTGGATATCCTCCCATTGAAGTGCATGTAGAATCAAAATCTGGAACAGGAGCCACTACAAATATAAAATCAGAGCTAAAACCAATTGTACTGGGTTCTATCGAAGATGTTTATGTTGAAGATGGAGGTATTGGATATGGATGTACAAATATTATTAATTATCACAGAAGACCAAATACTGGAATTGCAAGTATAACATCTGAAGCTATTTTAAAACCAATTATTATTAATGGTTCAATAGTTGATGTTCAAATCATAGGTAGAGGAAACGGTTTTAGAGAAAATTCTGAAATAGTAATTTCTGGAGAAGGAAGCTACGCACAAATAGAACCAATCGTAGAGGATGGAAAACTTTCTAATGTAAATATAGTTTTTGGTGGGGTGGGTTATAACTCAAGAAATACAATATTAACATTAAAAAATAGAGGACAAAATGCTAAATTCTTGACAAATGTAAATGAATGGAAAATAAATCAGGTAATCAAATCTAAAGTTTCTATTAATAATAATGATGATGGAATTATATATTCATCTAACAATATAGACCTTGGACTACAATTTACTTATTTTTATATTCCTAAAAAATTAAGATATCAATTATCAGATAATTTGGGAGAAAATAATAAAGAAAATACCGGTACACTTAATCATTCTCCAATTTTGGGTTATGCATATGATGGAAATCCCATTTATGGTCCATATGCATATGATACAACAACTGGTGGATTTATACGAAGAATGAATCCTGGTTACACATTGAATGTAGATTTAACCCCAGGCAAAAGACCACCACTATTTGAAAATGGATTTTTTGTAAATGATTATATTTTTGATGGCTCTGGAGACTTAGATCAACATAATGGTAGATTTTCTATAACTCCAGAGTATCCTAGTGGAGTTTATGCATATTATAATAGTATTGATGTTAATGCATCTAACGAACCTATTCCCAGATACCCATATGTAGTTGGTCCATATTTTTATAATACCCCAGTAGAAGAAAACTTTTTACCTGGATTTAATCAAGATTTTAATATTTTTAATACTAGTCTAACTAGAAATGTTGGTCCATACTATTTAAATTCTGCCAATTCTTCTTATGACCTAATAGATAAAGTTTTGGAAGAGTATAAACAAGAATTTGTTGTAACCGAAATAAACTCTGGTAAAATAGAAAATGTATCTATATTTTCTGCTGGAGATAATTATAAAGTAAATGATCCTGTAGAAATAGATATAAGTGACACGGGAGGTATACAATCAAATATCGTTGTAAGTGAATTACAAGGTAGAGAAATTCAAAATTTCAGTTTAATTGAAGATAAAATAACTGATTATGAAGTTATAGTTTCTACTTTTGGTGCCACTATAAAAACAAGTTCGCCACATCAAATTAAAAATAATCAACCAATAGTATTAAGTGGAATATCAACAATTACTGCAAGTGGACTGGAAGGCACCAAAATTGTTCAAGTTGCAGAAAAACAATCTCAACTATTGGAAACTATAGGTGATTTAAATACAACTGGCATATCAACTTTTATAAAAGTAAAAGATATAACTGGATTTAAATCAAATGATTTTATAGGAATAGGAACAGAAATTCTGTTAATTACTAATATTGATGTTAACAGATCTGGATTTTTTGTGAATAGAATTCAAAATACAGGAATTCATTCTGTTGGAATTGACACTGTAGTTTTACTTTCAAAAGAATTTAAAGTTTTAAATAGTGTTTCTGACGAAAAACCATTAAATGATTCAAGTAATTTTAGACTTGAAAACTATACTACATTTTTTGATCCAAGATTTACTGTAGGTATTGGCACCAGTGGTTCAACTCGGAATGTTGTGGGAGTTGGGAGTACGTCACAATTTAAAACTATCTTTATTCCACAAAGAAGTATATTCATTCCTGGTCATAAATTTTTCACCGGTCAACCATTGATTTACAATTCTGGATCTGGAATTGGAGGTACATCTTTATTTGTAAATAATGTGGGATCTGCAATTTCATTTAAATTACAAGATAATCAATTAGTTTATGCCGTTAATCTGGGTAGAGATTATATTGGACTATCGACTATTGGGTTTACTAGTTCTATAGGAATAGGCACCACTAATAATAGTTTAGAATTTTGGGATCAACAAAAAGCCTATGGAGTAATAGGAGCGGCTCACTCTTTAACTACTATAAATCCAAGAATAACAGGAACACTACAAAAAAGTGTAGGCATAGTAACAACAAAAACAAATCATAATTTAAAAGTTGGCGACATCATAAAATTTAATTTATCTACGACATTTAATGAAGTTGTAAAAGTTATTTTTGATCCTGTAAATAGAAAAATTTTAATGCGAGAAATTGCATTTACAAATAATAATGTATCTGTTGATGATAATTCTATAAATGTTTCTTCATACACAGGAAATATTAATACAGGTGATAAACTTGTGTATATTGCACAAAATCCAATTAATGGGTTGTCAAATTATGGAATTTATTATGTTTCAAAAACTAATTTCAATTCTATAAAATTATGTCAATATAGAAGCGACATACTCGAATCTAAATTTATTGATTTTTCATCAACAGGAGGATCTAGCCAAAAATTATATTTCATTAATCCTCAAATTAGTTGCATAAGAACCACAAAAATAGAATTTGATTTATCCGACTCCAGTCTATTCAATTTAAATTTGCAATTTTATTATGATGTAAACTTTATTGAGCGTATTAATGAAAGAAGTGGATTTTTTGTAACTAGATCTGCAATTCCTGGAAATACAGGCGCAAAAGTTATTTTAGATCTTTCAGAACAAAATTTTCCCATATATTATCAATTTCTTTCTAAGGGATCTTCTGAAGAAAGTAAAAAACAAATATCTACAGATTATGATGTATTATTAAATAATAGAATTTCAATAATAAATCATCAATTTAATGATAACTTTGTAGTGTCTACCGTAGTATCAAGTAAAGAATTTATATTTGATAATAATAAAAAATTAACCGAGATTGAAAAACAAATTATTAATCAAATCACAACCAAGTTTTCTTATAAAACAACATCTACTAATGCTTTGGGGCCGATATCAAAATTAAAAATCAATTTTGCAGGTAGGGGATATAAAAAATTACCAACTATTAAAAAAATAAAAAGCGTTTTAGGAACAAATGCTGTTATAAAAATTACCTCTCCAAAAATTGGTCGAGTTGAAACTTTTGATAGAGTAAAAGATGGATTTGATTATCCAACAGATCCAACGCTTTCGCCATCTTTAAGTGTGCCAACTATTATTGGAATTAAAGATATACGAACCATAGATTATATTGGAATAATTACTGGAGGTAAAAGACTTAATACTCCTCCAAAATTAATAGTAAGAAATGATACTAATGGCATAGAACTCAATTCCAATATAGCTGGAGGATCTGTAGTTTCTGTAGATATTATTAAAAATTCTACTTCAATATCAAATCCTCTTGAAATATTTACAATACATAATTCAAATGGATACGAAATAGATTCAGTTTCTATTGCCGGAAATTTAGTAACTTTAGAATTAACAAATAATCTAGCTTCGAATAATCCATTTATACCTTCAGGATTTGGTCAAACAAGTTATACATTTCCATTTGTTGTAGGAGATCAAATTTTTATTGAAAATTGTAGACTAACACCATCTACTGCACAGTTAGCTAATTTTAACTCATCTTCATACGATTACCGATTTTTTGATGTTGTAGGAGTTAGTTCTTTTAATAATACTGTTACTTATAGTATGACAGGAATTGCTACTGGTGGTTTTGGTACATATGATGATGATTTTGGCTTAGGTACAGTCATCAATAAAAAAGATTTACCAGTTTTTGAAATGGTGTTAAAAGATGATGTAAATTATTTTTCCAATGAAAAAATATCCTCCGCAAAGTTTTCTGGAGTAATATTGGAGAATGGTTGGGATAATAAACTCAATCAAATGAGATTAAAAAATATTTCTGGTCAAATAAATGTACTAGATAAAGTTTTTGGTGAAACTTCAAGAATTAACGGAACGGTTGAATATTTTGATACATTTAATTTATATTCTACATTAGGAGTTTCTCGTGATAAAACATCTTCAATAGATCTTTCCTCTGGTATATTAAATGAATATTCTCAAAGAATATCCGATAATTTTTATTATCAGAAGTTTTCTTATTCAATCAGAGGCAATATACCATATAATATTTGGAGAGAATCTGTAAGATCTATTGTTCATCCATCTGGATTTAAGGAATTTTCCGATTTAGAAATACTAACACAACCAACATTAAATGAAGTTAATGTTGGAACCTCTAAATCAACAAACATGAGACCAAAGTTGTTAGATACAGCCTCATCTACATTTATTAATGTTGATTCAATAGTAAATTTAAATGATACACCAAATTTTGCTAGAGTTTATGAGGAAGAAACTGCAGCAGACGGATCCATTCAGAATATATTTTTTGATGGCGGTATTGATTTAAGTCCTTTCATAATAAACAAAACAAATAAAGTTATTCAGGTCGATGATATAAGTAATCAATTCGACGGGACTTCAATACAGGATTTGCGTGATAGATTTGCTGATGCATCTGATTTGATAGATGGCAACCGACTATTCATTCAAGAAGAAGTTGTAGGATTTATAACTGCTACTTATCCTGGAATTACCACCAATCCAGATTGGGATAGAGATGTTTGTGCAAGAGATGTGGGATTGGTTGTTGATGCAGTTTCACACGATCTCAAATATAACTCAAATAACAAAACAGTTGAAGCAGCACTTTCATACTGGTCAACTCCAGGTGGAATAAATTATGTGGATGGAGAAACTACCGAAACAATAGCGGGATTTAAATATATTGTCGATTTAACTAAGTTTATTATTAATAATACGGGAGTCAAAACTTCATATCAACTTGCTAATTCAGTTGGCATTAATAGTTTAGTTTATGATAATATAGCTGGTATTACAACTGTTGGTACTACAACTTCTCATGGACTTTCAACTACAACTAAAAATTATGTTGTTTTAAAAAATATAACTCTTTCTTGTAATTCTGGCGGCGGAATAGCCACTGCAATTTTCCCGAGTTTAGGTGCAGGGCCAGATGGAAACGCTTCTTTATCACCCAAGGGATTTGTTTATGAAGTTGAGATTATTGACTCCACTAGATTTAGAGTAAATACCGGTCCTTCAACTATAATCCATAATTATGTAAATGGAGGAACAGTTCAAAGAGCATTTATATCTACCACACAGTATTTCAATACCACAATTTTACGAGATATTAATTGTAGTCCGTCTTATAGCGAGAACTGTTGTGCAGATGTCCAAAGTGCAATTAGTAATTATATTGGAATTATTACTTCAGTAATTGGAATTGGAGTAACTGCCGCTCCAAGCATCATAACATATCCATCTATACAAAGAGGTGGAGGTATAGTTGGACTAACAACATTTAAATTAAAAAATAATGGAACTCCCTTATTTAAACATCAAGTTTCCAGTAATAATATCAATTCCGTCACTGATACATTCATAATTCCAAATCACAATTTTCAGTCTGGTCAAGAATTGACATATTCTTATTCTAATGGAAGTCCTATTGGAATTGCTACAACTTCTTATGTTTCGGGTATAACTTCAACTTTAATACAGGTTCATAATTTTGATGGCACTGCAGTTCTTGAAAATGGATATTCTGTTGCGATAACGACAAGTATAACTGGAGTGGGTACAGTTCTAGTACCGGTTGGACCAATTTCGAAATCATATGTTCAAGTCATTGGAGTAACAACAACTGGATCCACGGCTGAATTTACAGTATTCAGATCATACTCTTCAACTACTGGTCAACCACTTTCGACTTCAATATTACCTACTAAAGGTGGTAAGGGATATTCTGTGGGACAAACTGTTTCTATTGCGGGAACTTATTTGGGTGGTACTACTCCCGACAATAATCTTACATTTGTAATTTCAAAAACTGGACCAACTGTAATTTCTGGGCAATCGAATCAAAGTTATCTTTCCGTTCCTTCTAATGATTCATCTGGAGCTACTTTTGATATTTCTAGAGATTCTTCTGGAGCAATTAATTTTGTTGGAGTTTTAAATGGTGGATCTGGATATGCATCTACCTCTATAGTTTCTGTTGCTGGAACTTATATCGGAGGCACAGATTCAAATGATAATTTGAAATTTAGTCCACTTGAACTGGGCACTAAAGTTTTACCACAATCTCTCTTTGTATATAAACTAAATGATAATGAATTTAAATTATCTGGATTGTCCACCAGTGTATTTTTAAATATTACTGGTGTAGGTACAGCTATTCATCATCTCGAATACAAAGAACCAAATCACAGCATATTGGTGTCCATTGATGGGATAATACAAAAAGCTTTGACTAGAAAATCTTTAAATGTTTCTTTAGCTTCCAGTGTTTCGACAGCATCGACAACAATATTAACCATATCAGCAGGTATCTCTTCATTAAATACGAGGGATATTATTAATTTAGCAAATGAATTGATTTCAATTAAAACAATTGGTATATCTTCTGCAAATCAAATAGAGGTTGTAAGAGGACATTTTGGTTCAGTCGCAACATCACATACTGTTGGAACATCTGCCACTGTTATGACTGGTAATTTTAATGTTGTTGGAGATATAATATATTTTGATACTGCTCCATATGGAAAAATAGGTCGAGTGGGACTACTAACAGGATCTACTTTTAGTGGTAGAGTTTTTAGTAGAAAATTTGATCCCAGCACTCCCCAAGATAAAAATTTACTTATTGATGATTTATCTCTATCTTTTACTGGTATAGCTGCGACACAGTTTACTATAAAATCTAAGGGACAAACCGTAAATACTTTATTTAATAATGTTAATAGTGGCACTGAAATAAGTAATAATCCAATAATACTAATCAATAATGTTGCACAAAATCCATTTGATGATTTTACGATTGATGGATCTGGAACAAACACACTTAAATTTATATCTGGAGTTCCAAAAGCAGGAAAAATATCTAGAGTTGCTGTATCAACAAGTCATGGATATATTCCAAGAATTGGAGCAGCTGCAACTGCAGCCGTATCTGTTACTGGAACCATTAGCAGTGTTAGTGTTTCTGGTGGTGGATCAGGATATAGATCTGCCCCCGTTGTCAGCATTGCATCTACTGTTGGATTTGGTGCAAGTATAACTTCTTTAGTTAGTGCTGCTGGAACAATAACTGGATTCATAATTGTAAATGCTGGAATTGGATACACTATAACCTCGCCACCAACCGTTGTAATTGGAATACCTACTGGATATAGTAATCTTGGTTTAGCGTACACTGGAGGAACATCTGGCGTAGGCCAGCAAGCTAAAATAACAGTAGAGGTTGGTTCTGGATCGAGTATTATTGACTTTAAATTCGATAATTCCGGAATTGGTTATAAAGTTGGTGATAAATTAAAAGTGGTTGGGATACCAACTATTCATAGTGGATCATTAACAGAATTTGTTTTAACGGTAGATGCAGTAGAAACTGACTCATTTAGTGGTTTTTATCCTGGTCAATTTATAAAATTTGATGATATTTCTCAATTCTTTAATGGATTTAGGAAAAAGTTTACTCTTTCTACAACTATAAATGGGGTAAGACAAGTTCTTGGACTAAGAGTTCCTACTGGAACAAATTTAGATGTAACAAATAATATTTTTATATACATAAACGATGTATTACAGATTCCAAATTTATCGTATAAATTCTCTGGAAGTAGAGTCATATTTACTGAGGCACCTAAACCTGGATCAAAATGTTTTATCCTGTACTATAGAGGATCATCTAATGATGTTGAGTTGGTTGTACCACCACCAACAATTAAACCTGGAGATAAAGTAATAATTCAAGAAAATCCAGAAGATCCTTTTGATATTTCTCAATTTGACCGCGTTGTTAAAAAAATAGTCGCTGCTGATCAATTAGAAACTTTCAATTATTATTCGGTTGGTATAATAACCAATCCAACAAAAATTAGACCTCTTACTTGGCAAAAACAAGATAGTGATACTGTGATTAGTGGCACATTATATTCCAAATCTAGACCAAATCTTCAAAGTAATATAAGACCTTCTGCAACTATCATTAAAACTATTCAGCCACAAGATAGTACAATATATGTTGATAATGCATATCCTCTTTTTACCGATGTAGATGGTCTTAATGAAGATGTGAGAGATATTTTAATATTTGAAGATAAACCTATTACACCAGCTTCAGCACAGGCTATAGTTTCTACTTCATCTACAATTTCTTCTATTGTTGTAACAAATGGTGGAGTCGGTTACGCAAATACACAATCACCAAAAGTAATTATTTCAAAATCTGTTATTGCATTAAAAGATCCTATTTTTGATTGGAAAAACGCAACCGGTTTAACTACATCATATAATTTAAAATCTGTACAATATAAAGACAAATTTGTTGCTATCGGAAGTAGTTCGGTTTTTGTTACAAGTTCTGATGGAATATCTTGGCAAGTTGGCACAGTTGGATTTAGTCAAACTTCCAATTTTAATTCAATTCAAGTAGTCGGTGTTGGTACAAGTAATTTGTTAGTTGCTGCAGGAACGGCGGGTAAAATTATAAGAGCTACAGACAATGGATCGACTATTTCCAGTTGGACTAAAATTCCATTAGAAGAAGATATTATTGTTTTAGGTATAGGAGCTGTAGGTAGAGTAGGTAGTGCATATACAGGGACATTTAATCAAATAGTATATTCTAGTTATGCTAATGCTTGGGTTGCTGTTGGGGCTGGTGGATCCATTTTTGTTGGTAATGGCATAAGTACAAATAGTTTTGTTAGTAGATATTCCGAAACATTATCAGATTTTAATAGTGTTACATTTGGAAATACTTATTTTGTTGCTGTTGGTAACAATGGGGTAATTCGAACTTCTAATAATGGAACAATATGGGAAAATACACCATCGCCAGTAACCAATAATTTAAATAAAATAATTTATATCAATGGAAACTTTATTATAGTTGGAAATCAAGGAATAATTTTGAAGTCAGTTAGTAAAGATACATATCAACTTATTTCAAATAATCTTGGAGCTGAAAATTTAGTAAACATATATTATAACTATGGTTTCTATGTAGCAGTGACATCTTCTGGACAATTGTATTATTCCTTTGATTTGACAAATTGGGTTTACAGGAGCACATTACAATCAAACAATATTAATGATTTAGTATTTGCAAATGATATTGGACCAGATGGCAGATATGTTATAGTTGGAACTGGAGCTACTGTAATGTATGCAGATCCAATTTATAATCCTGCAACTGCAACTGCTGTTATAAGTAATGGAAGTATTGTATCCGTACAAGTAAATAATCCAGGATTTGGTTATGTGAATGGTAGTTCTCCCCCAGTTTTAGTGGAAAGTGACACATATAAGACTGAATTGATTAGATCATTTAAAGTACAGGGAGATTTTGGAGTAATTATTGGAATTACTACGCATATAGCAGGAACTCCCGGTATCGGAACCACATCTCCAAAAATTTCTTTCAGTTTAAAATCTGAACAATATGATAATAGTACTCTAGGCGTAGGGTATTCTGCACTGAATGCTTTTGGTATTGTTAACAGCCAGCTATCAAAAGGAGATTATTTTGTAATAACTGATAGTAATGTTCAAACCGGTGGCGACTTAGTTGGGATTACAACCCTTCTTGGTGGTATGAGTAATTATCCAAATTCTAAAATTGGAATAGCAAAATCTTTCCTAGATGGTGTTTATATTGTTGAAGATATAACACCACCATCAGCTGGTATAGTAACAGTAACATGCAACTTTGCTCCCATGGTTGATAATTATGTAAAAGTTTATAGTAGAGGATCAAATAATACTGGAATTGGGACAAATAATTTCTATGGAAGATATAGTTGGGGTAAAGTATATGATTATCAAAACAGAGTTTTAGGAAATCCTCAAACTTTTACAGCTTTTAATGACAATGGAATTTCTGGAATATCATCCTCACCAAAAATTGTAAGAACTAGAAACATTGTAAGTAAGTAAAAGGTAACTAAATAAAAAAAAGTATGTTTTAAAATGCCCGCTATAATATCGGATCAATTTAGAGTTTTAAATGCAGAAAGCTTTGTAAAAAGTGTTTCTGGTGTAGGCGATACTTCAAATAAATATTATACTTTTATAGGATTACCAAATAGTTCTAGTCCAGCAGCGGGCGGATCTTCTACTTGGATTTCCAATACGCCCTCTCCTCTAGATGGATTTAAAGAAGAATATGTAGTTAAAGAAAGTATCATATCATTAAAACAAATCACAAATCAAGATGTACGAAGACTTGTAAGAAAAGTTATTTGGACTGCTGGAAATACTTTTGAAATGTATAGGCATGATTATAATGTTTTTAATGTCACTCCAGTTACATCTCAAACTGGTTTATATGAAGCAAATTTTTATGTAATAAATGAAGATTTGAGAGTTTATATTTGTCTACAAAATGGAACTGATCCAGAAA